CCTTAACTAAACACCTTTGCATAGCAGTGTTAATATCAAACGCATTAGGGTTAGATATAGCCTTATTCTTAAAGTCTAACACAGGCATCTGCATAGTCATTGATTTCTCAAATGCTTCAACCGTACAGTAAACCATTACAGAGCCATCATGGAAGAACGTAGGGGGGTCAGAGCGCCATGTAGCCATAGGGTCTGCTTTCAGTAAAGTATCAACAGCCCATGACCATGAGAGGTAGGTAAACTTACCTTTCTTCTCCATGTGTTTGGTAACGTCAATTTCTCTTAATTTTTCGTAGTCAAACATTATTTAACCCCTTTTAGCTTGGCAGTGTCACACTCACCTAAACTGTAGTAAGCTACTTGGTTCTCATACCGTGTGTTGATTGGCCAGTTGTATTCTTTGAGTTGCCAGATTATAGCAGCTAACCTCCAGCCCCCAGCCTTAGCAATTTCATCAGCCGTTGATATCTCAGCGCCTCGGATTAACTGCATACGGGTCCAGTCTGTTTGTGATTTACCACTATATGAATCAGCTTGTTTCTTTGGCTTCTCGTAAGTACGTAGTTTTGCCAGCATGGCTAGGCTTTCAGCGGCAAGTCCTTCGTTGGTCTCAATAGTGCGGTCCTTAGCTCTTTCAAGATTAATAACAGTGGCCGTTAACTCATCTATAATTCCCTGTGATTTCTCAATCTCTGTATTTAGAATTAATTCGTGCCAGTGCTCTAATTTACGCAGTCTCTTCATTGTAGTTAATCCGAACATTTTAATCTCCCTTGTTTTAAAATTTAGCCAGAGCCATCGCCATAGCCAGAGCCATAGCCAGAGCCATAGCCAGAGCCATAGCCAGAGCCATCGCCATAGCCAGAGCCATAGCCAGAGCCATCGCCATCGCCAGAGCCATAGCCAGAGCCATCGCCAGAGCCATCGCCAGAGCCATAGCCAGAGCCATCGCCAGAGCCAGAGCCATAGTTATAGCCAGAGCCATAGCTATAGCCAGAGCCTTTTATTTCAGGCTTAAGAAGCTTCGACATCTTTCGCGCCCTCAATGTTTTTGATTGCTTTTTCTGTGCAGGGGATTAATTCAATAGCCTCAAGCCACTGATTATCGACAGCCTGGCAAACTTTGCTTTCACCTAGGTTCAAACCATACAAAGCCACAGCACTAAGGCTGATAGATTCTTTAGCCTTCCAATACCACAGCCGACGAGCATTTTTAACAATGACCTCCTTGCCGCATTTCTCAGAAATCTCGCCAAACCAAACGCCTGCAGAATAAGTACGTATAATGCACTTTCCCCCCACCATTTTATTTAGACCGTTGCTAGGCGCAGAATTGCCCCCAAACATATTTGACAGCTCTTTCGCCTGTCCTATTGTTAGCTCGTTAATATCCATTGATATCTCCCTTGGTTGTTTCTTCCTCAGTTATAAAACACACACAGAGCCAAGTCAACAACTAATTTATAAATAATTTAAACAAAGTTCTTGACCTTATATATAGGTGCTGTATAAATGGGGTGAGGCTGACAACGCGACTCCGTGTGTGACTGGCGGCAGGGTAGGAGATGAACACGTAAATAACGCCCTGCCAGCCTCACTTTTTAACTAGGAGATAAAATGAACATTGAAAATATAAACAACTGGGCAGGTAAGATTAAAAGCAAACGCATGACTCAAAGAGAGTTCTGTGAGGAGGCTGGAATTTACTTAGCTGATTTTCGTAGGTTGATGTATTCAGCCAGCGACCTGTCAAACCCCAACACGCATGTATACGACGCAGTAGAGAAAGCATTGGAGAGTAAAGATTCTTAACCTAGTATTTATATTTGGTGTCTGGATGAATTTAAACAGCATTACGAACTTAACGGACTTTAGGAGCGGCTGTACTGTATGGAGTGGATCAATTAAGCTGGTACACGTTAAAGGCCAAGATTGCCACCGAGTTGCTGGGCATTTAATTACTAAGGCTAAATAAACAACATACACATAAGATAACAGGAGAGAATGATGGATAAGGATAACATATCAACTGGCACTAAGATTTTCACAGCGTATACCGTGGAAGTTAAAGTCGAGCATTTCATACCACACAGGCCCGTCACTTTAGACGATAATACGTACGGAAGAATTATCATCACAAATGAGTGGAGGAAGGTTGATTTTGATGCTTGCCCCCAAATAGACGCGGTATTGGTAGAGGCTCATCACGGGATATGTTATGTGATGCCGTATGCAGCAGCAATGGCTTTATCTTGGACGCTTGTTGCTCTACACGGTAGATACGAGGGCATGATTTGCAGGGTTGTTCCTGTTGAATGTACAGTGACACACGAGGTTAAAAAGAGCGATAAGGAGCCGGAGGAGCTATGCACTGGCCTGACTAAAGCGCTTAAGGATAGAAAAGAAAAAGAGAACAAAGAATAACCCTTCCTATACATGAAAGACTATCTGCTATCAATGTTACCTGGTTTAACATTAGGTGCTTAATCTGTTAAATTTGAGGGTGATTTTTAACATTAGGGGGCTGGGGGGAATCAAACCCCCGTCTATTTCACTCTTTTGCATGGTTTCAAACCAACGAGCAGCCCGTAGTTACGACTTTGATATTTTAGTTATTTGCTTACAGTGTTGGCATTTTGTACGGCTTCTTTCGGATAACCGCTTCATGTCTTTGTTGTATCTCTCCATGTTCATCATCCAGCGGCTTTCTTTGCGCGATAACTTCACCAAAACCGACATAGGGTTAAATGTTTTATCACAGTTAGAGCAGGTGACAACGTCTCCCTCTTCGTCAATAACGTATTTGTGTTCAAGGCAGCCTTTATATGGCGAAACAAGGGTTAGAAATTTATCCTCGTTTCCTGTAACTGGCTTTTTGAACCGCACCCCGATGTTCTCTATGTTATCCATTCAATCATTATATCCAACTTACCCCTTGCAAGCAAGAACTACATAGGTTAATATCTATTTAACGAAGCAGTCTTGGGAGCTGTTAAAAACCTTAGAAGTAGGCTCTGTGTCCCAAGCACCGAGTTTACCTCTGAGGTTTTTTGCTTTATGCCTCAATTGCTATCGTTCTCTTGGGGAATATCCGTATAGCTCTTATGATATATTCCTACACTGGTTGCTAAGTCCCAGGATTAATTTAGATACCTCGGGGGCACTTTACCTGAGGACTACTCGTTAGACGGGTGATGCTTATGGTGATTTAGGACGGTCAATCTATATACGAGAGCCTAGCATAAGCTTAGAAATGGTTGGTAAGGATAACTAAAACTTTACCCACCCGTCCAATAAGTAGTCTCCAGGGTTTCCGACCCGCTCAAATGCTTGATATAGGCTATGAGCAGAAACACAGCGTTTTCGTACGATGATTAGGTTCTTGCAGCCACATTACAATGCAAGTCGGGAGTGAAGGGCAACACTATAAATAGCTAGCTGTGTTATACGAGGATAATATATATCTCCCTAGGTTGCCGTTGTGGTGTACGTGAGTATATCGGGGATAACGGAAAAGGAACTATGGCATAAAGAAAGCCAAATGAAGCATTCCCTGCATGGTGTGGGGCATACACTAATGGAAAATCACCCTAACTAAACGAAGGAGAATGACGATGACTAAACAGAGTTACAATAGTTTTATGAAAGATATGGTTGATATTAGCCGTGAGCTTGATTTAAGCCATGCTGATTACTTTAGGGGCACCCATAGGGGGCTAACCTTCAAAGTATCACGACACAACGGCACAGATTATTCTACTGACAGGCATCATAATTGCTGGTGTTATTACATTTTCCTTTGCCGACATAATTTTTCTGACGCGGAATGGTTGGAAGTTTTTCGCGACCCCAATGTATACGATAAAGATAACGGCACAAAACGCACAAGCTACAGCTCGCCCAAATTAGACGATTGTGAGTTCCACGGAGGCATTACATTTTTTGGCGTTACTGTAGACCCCGCCACACCCGAGCAAATTAATCTTGAGGTTGGTTGTGATTATAACCATTTGTGGGACTCTGAGGCTGGGCATCCTTATAGAATTGAAGGCGTTATGGCTGACGCTAAGAGAACTATTGATAATATCCACGACATGTTTTCCCTTAAGTTATGGAGTAGGATTGACGGGAGCTACCACCTAGAAAAAGACCTAGTGGCTTACAATGAAAAGAAGATGGCCTCATGAATGATATACTAGAAAACGCCGAGGGGTATTACTCGTTTCCAAGAATCACGGAAGACTTCGACGGCCAAGTTATTAAACTAAGCGCAAGAGAAACAAACCTACTGTTCCAGACGTATACAACTACGGGCTGCCCACATAAGTTCGTTTCTCGGCTAGATGATATGGATATTTGGTTTAGCGGAAAGCCGTATAGGGTTTACAAAGATGGTGCATGGATTAAACAGATTACGGATTGGCTCAAAAAGGACAGGGAGAAATACAATGACACTTGATGAACAAATAGCAGAACAAGCCCGTAAGGTGGTAAGCTTCTATCAATTCGGGGGACTAAAGGGAACCGCAGAGGCTTTAATATCACTGGGAGACTTAGCTGTGTTACTGGAAGAAAAAAACATCAGCAACGATAATTAACCATTGACAGTATACCTCGTAAGGAGATACTATCTATTAAACAAGGAGGATTGAGATGATAGCGGGAGAACACATGTTGCCAGAGAATAGGGCGCAAGAATACATTGAATACTTGGAAGGTAAGCTTAAGGGGCACGAATGGAAACCAATAAGTACCGCGCCTAGGGATGGTACGGTGTTTATGATGAGAAAAACACACCCAGAGATAACGAATTATTATTCCGCTTGGTATATGAAGCCAGAGAAGAGCTTTGATGGCGAGGTTGAGGAGTGGGACGGGCATATGTGGATACTAAACGACGACGAGAAACAGCTTGTAGTTGAAGAAGATGATTATGGATACGAATGGAAACCAGAGGACAAGTCATGACACCTGATGAATTTAAAAGGCTATACGTTGGTGATTACCCTGTAGACCCTATGGAAAAGTACACTGACGAAGAGCTTAGGGCTATCGAGAGGGACCGGTGTAGGGGGAATGAACAGCGCAGACATGCTAGAAAAATTAGAATGAGACGTCAGAATTAAACCACCCACTGAAAGCAAAACAGATGGACACAAAACATATCGCAGAAGCAGCAACTGACATTCTTGAGGAGTACGAGGGTAAAAGTACGGAATGGTGTTGCCGTATAGCGGCTGACCAACTTGGCGTTGATAGGATGGATGTTTTCGGCGCGCTTATAGCCCACCCAGACATTAGCGGATTCACACCCGCTGAAAGCAAAGCAGATGAATGAACAATGGTACCCCGAAAGTGGGTTAGAAAATATACAAATGTTAAAGTGTGATTCCTGCGGCGAAGAGCGGCAAGATTGCGAGTGTAGCGATGACTAGACAATTAATGCTAATCATAATTATAGCCCTCGTAGTCGGCTCAGGCTTGGCCGCCACCGATAACTCAAACGCTATTAAGAGCTTCTGTGAGAATATAGTAGGCGAAGCTTTGGAACGGACTAGAGGAGTTATAGAATGATGGAGTTATATTGTAAGCCACCAGACGCGGTTATTATTGCGGGCCTCAAGCGTGAGTTAGAGCAGAAGCAGCGAGAATTCGACTATCTGAGGCGCGAGAACGAGTGGTTAAAGAAACAAACAGAAAGCAATAAAGATGACTAAGATTAAAACACCTGACATTATCTGGGCGTTCCCGACTGGTATGGAAGGGCGCGTAGGTTCGTATGACGATGTTGCATGTGAAAGTGTTTGTACATCCTACACCAGAACAGACATACTGGAAGCAAAGGATAAACAGATAGAAAAACTTGTGGAGGCGTTGGAGGCGCTTGTGTCTTACGCCGAGCGACAAACATGCGAACATGAAGACACATTTAGGGGCGGTGTATTATGGGAGATATGCAGCGCTTGCGGGGCAAAATGGGCAGATGACGATGGCGGTAGACCTGAATATGCCACGCCCAAAGAACTAAGAATTGCATACGAAGCCCTAGAAGTTAAACACAAAGCATAGAGATTAAAACCCCCACACAGAACAAACCCATGTAAGTATAAAACAGATTGCTATCATGTTTGCGATGCATGCAGGTCCGGTTGTATTCCTCAGCGTTTATGAGTTTCTCTGATTTAAGCTGTGTACGTTGATGTCTAATCATTTTGGTCTCCATGTAAGGTTAAGTTGTTTCAGTGTACTCAGTGAGGCTTAAAATGGGGCTATGGGTTATTTCTATTCCAATCCATTCAATGTTTTTAAGAGTTGTCCCGCGTTCTCATGACCAAGCTCTCTACCTAACCAAGAAATTAGCGTCCCTAAAACCTGTTTTGTATTGTCCAAATCCACACCATAGAAATAGTCCATCGGCACATTCAAAGCTTGAGACATAAGGAATATCTTTTTACCGCTTGGCTCTAATTCAGGGTTGTTTTCCAACTCCCATACATAAGATTTAGAGGTTAGGGCTGATTTGGCTAGTTTATCTAATGATAAGCCACACTTTTTCCTCTGTTCCTTTAATCTGTTTCCATCAAATTTCATTCTCTTGTCTCCCGTTATTAACTTTATATTAATCTAACTCATTACGAGATACACTGTCAATGGAATAATTAGCTTGTAGTGGAATTAGTTATTTGTTAAACTGTTTGAAACAACGCGCGACCCCTCCCCTTTGATCCCCCTTGTCTCCTTTGAGAACTGGGGAGGGGCTTTTCGCATAAGTCAGCCCTCCCCAGGGTATAAACAGGAGTACATTATGACTGAACTTAACTACAGAGACACCCAAAAAGAACTTAAAGCACGTGGCTTATCGGCTAAGGGAGGTTTTGATGTTATCAGAGACCGCCTAAACGCAGCCATTGCTAAAGAGCTCACCCAAGATTACACACAGCAGGTAGATGAATACGCCCCTGACGAGCCCGCACTAATCACGGACATTGAGGAGATTAACGAATATGTACATGAGATTGAGAAGGTGGAGCCTGTAGCAGTAAGCGCCACCAGAAACCGCGCGCTTGACCTCGTTGACAAATGTAACGCTATCTTTAAGGGCAGAGCACAAGCAAGCTACCGTGAAGAAAACCCTAAGATGATAGAGTTTAGAGGTGGTATGCGCCAAGCCCATGACGTAACGATCTTCATGCAAGAAAAGACAGTATTAGCCCTAGCGAAAGCATACGTAGCAAAGACAGTCAACGAAGCCCGGCCCGATCAAGTGGGGGGATTATACGGGGCAGACAAGACAGACCCATTCCAACTATCAAGCCGCTCACCCGCAGAGATCCAGGCACTACAAGAGCAGCTTAAGCAGATCATGGGGGCCTAGATGCCTATCATAGAGCTAACAGTGAAAAGACCTGTATTGCTTGAGATAATCAGAGGCTCCGAAAGGATTCCAGTATTTGATATACCATTCAATATGCAAGCAGGCGATATATTGACCGATAAAGCAGGTGCAGTAGATGTCGGGTAAGCTCACACAAAAGCAAGAGAACTTCGCCCTAAAGTACATAGAGTGCGGTAATGCATCCGAAGCCTACAGACACGCGTATAACGCAGAGAAGTCCAAGCCAGAGTCAATACACGTAAGGGCCTCAGAGCTATTATCAAACAGTAATGTCGCAGTAAGGGTTGAAGAGTTACGTCAAGCTAACGTGGAAGCTAATGCTGTAACACTAGAGTATCTCACCAATGAGCTAAGGAAATGCATAGGTAACTCAGACGCCGCTGACGACCGCTCTAACCACAGGGGAGCCACGATGGATCTAGCCAAACTGCACGGAATGCTTATAGAACGCCACCAGGAGATAAAGCCCCGCATGGATAAGAACAGAGGCAAGGTAGCGCGGAGATTTGCAGAGAGATTTAAGAAAGACGGTGATAAATAATTTAGATAATCGTTTTATCAGCGTAAAACGTGGAAATATAAACCGCAGAGTTCTGCCATTAAATGCTAAGTGCTCACGGGGTAGAGACAAAGAATAGGGAGAATCGG